GACTTATCCTCGATCTCTTCGAGCTTAGAGGCGATGTCTTTTTCGAGTTCTTCGATCTGCTCCTCCATAGGACGAGCGTCTGGTAAAGTTTTGCTGTCCTCGAGTTCTTCCTCGGAGTCTTCTTCGAGTTCCTCCTTAGAGTCCTCGATAACTTCCTCTTCGGAGTCTTCGACGACTTCGACGACTTCTTCTTCTACGAGAGAGTCTTCTTCTTTTCCTTCTTCTAGAGAGAGTCGCAGCTCTTCTAGTAGAGCTTCGGATTCTGTTACGCTTAGAGCGAGCGATTTATTCTGCTCCTCTAGTTCTTTATTAAGTTCAATAAGTTCTGCTTTGGTCATCTTGTTAGTGGGTTTGGTGTCAATTTTAGAGAATAGTCCGCGTTCGTTCGCGGCAGGACTATCGACGAAGTCTGCGCTAGATACTTCTTCTACACGGATCGATGGATAGTCGAATAATGCATTATCTGGAGCTTCCTCGGATGGGACGTCTCCGTCCTCCGTGGCCCATGCAGAAGTTGCAGAGAATACTATAGAAAGACCGAATCGATCGGGCATCTTCTCAGCCATCTCGAATAGTCTATTATATGTTCGAGAGTCGTCATCTCGGAAGGATTCGAAAGCTTTAAAGTCTCCGACGAGTCGATCTCCTTCTATATTAAAGTTATCGAAGTATCCGATCTCGCGAGTAAGACGATCCTCGAAGATAGCACCCGAGTGAGTTATGTAAGCAGGAAGACGAGTCCCGTCTAACTGATCGAGTAAAGTTTCTAAGGAACGACTATCGACGTAGAGATCGTGCCCCTTTGCTAGTCCTGTAGAGATTAAAGATACGGATAACATAGATCCGATATCCTTATCGACTTTCGTCTCGAGGATACTAGAGACGCCGAATGATAATTTTTTAGACATACTATCCTTCTTCTTCTTGTCAATTTGCTCTAGCTTTCTATTGGCCCATTCTACGCCAGAGGTTCCTCCCCAAGCGTCCCACATTAGACCTCCGCAGCCTTCCGAGTAAGGAACGTCCTTACTCTTCTGATGTCTCTTAAAGGACGACATCCGAGCGATCGTATCTCTACTGATCTTCTCTCGCTTCGCTAACTGATTAGCTCGAGCCCAGCCTACAGGAGTTCCGCATTTATTATCAGGATTCTCGTCCTTATACTTTAAAGCTCGCTTAGCGTTATTCGTAGCGGATTCGGGGTAGTCGTTATAAGTCTCGGATAGTAGATCCTCCTCTACGCCCTCTAGGGTAGCATTAGAAGCGTCTAGCTCGTCGCTAGATACTTCGTAGCTATTATCTACTAGAGAGCCTCCTATGCGCCCTAGAGCGTCTAGAACAGGATCCTTCTCGTTATTACTAAGAGTCTTCATTCGTTTGTGCGATCTTTCTAGCCTGTTCTTCCGATAGTCCGAAGACAGAAGTTAGTATCGTTACTACTTGCTCCGCTCCGATAAGTCCTTCTCCTAAGTTCTTAACTAGCTCCGCGATCGCTGTTACGCCTCCGACTCCGATCTTAGTAATAAGCGGCTCCTCGACGACATCCTCCTCGTTCTCCGCGTCGTCTCTCTGAGCTTTAAACTGCTCCGCTGTAGTTAAGTCCGAGAAGTTCGCGCTCGCGCTTGTATTGTAGAAGTTAATTAGATCATACCAAGATCCTAGATTATACTCCTTAGCGATCTTCTTAGCTTGGCTTATGTTCTGAGCCTTTCGGACCATAACGTCCTCCGCCGTATATCCGAACGGAGCCGTGATATCGTCGAGAGACATAGCGCCAGCTCGGAAGTATTCCATATCGGCTTTTACTTGTGCCGACTTATTGATCCATCTAAACGCAGGACGCTGCCAGCGAACCTTAAAAGGATTAACGGAATTAGATACGTCGATCTTCTCGGAAGCAATCTGCTGCGATAACCAGCGACGATAGAGACGGTCCATTACTCGGATTAGATCCGACTGATAGCTCTCGACTGTCTGCTGGTATTGCAAGACAACGCCCTGAGACGCGGAGAACGAGCTTCCTCCGATCTCCATTAAGAGGAACTCTAGAGGAATGCCGACCGCGCTTCCGACTTTACGTAGGAGATAGCTTACCCATTCGATTCCGTCTACGTTCGGTCTTCCGTTCGCTCCGATAACGCTAATGTCCTCTCCAGGCTCTAAGTAGTGGAAGCGTCCAGGCTCGAACTCCTCTAGGTTTCCTAGAGCGTCCTGTTCGCTTCCATCTAGTCGATTCTGCAGCTCGAACTCGTAGGAGTTCTCTCGCTTTACTGCGACTGCGAGAGACGCGCTAACTTTAGCGGCCATCATCTCGACTCGATCGTATTCGTCGCAGTCCTGTAAAGTATTAACTACAGTAGCGAGTTCTGGGACTCCTCGATACTGATTAGGACGGATCCGCTTTAGGAAAGGAATAAAGTCGCGAGCGGGGATGAGCTTAGTATCGCGAAGAGTCCCAGATACTCGATTCCCTACGACGTATCCAGTAGGCTTTCCTATGTTATCGATCTCGACTCCGTTCTGATAGTTCGATTCCTCGCTAGAGGTAAATTCTCCGTTAGGGTTTCCGATTCGAGATCCGTCGATAAACTGAACCTGATCCTTGCCGACGATCAGACCACAGTCTCCGTAGAATAAGAGCGAGTCGATCATCTGCTGTTGTAGCTCTCGCATGTCGAGCATTCCGCTCGACTCTGGAGACTCGGCGAACTTGTGCCAAGCTTCGAGGATCTTCGCGTCCGTCTCTCCGTCTCCAGTAGATGGCTGCGGAACGATTCCTCGTCCTACTACGTCAGCCTTCCGTAGTCTCGATAGAGAAGCTACGACAGGATTATTCCGTCGGAACTCTAAGCAAGTAGAGACCAATCGATCTCTATCGTATTGGTTAAGCTCGACTTCCTCGGAGCGAATAGGAGTAACTCCTCTCTTAGCTCTATATCGAGTATTCTGAACTGCGTCATAACCTTGAAAGGCTCGGACGAATTGCTTTATCGCGAACGATACGCGACTAGGTTTTTTAGTGTTTTTATCCATTAAAGTTTCTAAGCGTAATCCTATTCTGACCTCTAGCTCCTAGAGTCCTATCCTTTAGCGCGATAAGCTTATCTAGCTTCTCTACTTGAGATATCAGATCTCCTACGTCCGCTAGAGAGAAGCTCTGATCTCCGATACTATAAGATGTAACTCCGTCCTCCGCTAGTTTCATAATAGCTAGAAGGAGTTTATCGCGGATCGCTATTAGCTGAGCTGTAGTAGTAGTAGATGCCATCGTAGATCACGGAATGTCAACTTACACAAAAAAGCTCCGCTCGAATACGACGACGAGCGGAGCTTAACTTTTACTATACCTATTCCTACTTAGAGACGCTAGGCCTCTTAAAGAAAGCGAATTTATCGTCGTCGCTCGACTTACTAAATGTAGCTTTAAAGCTTACTAGATCTCCTCTGTCCACTTCGTCTAATTTCGAAGGAACGCTCCCCCAGCAGCTTCGTCCGTCGTCTAGTTCGACTAGCATCTTTAAGGAGGATCCGTAAGCGGAGTCTACCCACTTCGTAGACTTAATAACTCCAGAGACTTCGAAGCGTCCGTCCGTCCAACTAGGAGCGGACTCCTTCTTCTTATCTTCCTCGAGCTTCTTCTCGTAGATACTTCTAAGAGCTTCGATCGACTTCTCCGAGGATACGAGCCAGGAGTTAGCTAGATAGCTTCTAGAGTTATCCTTAGCGACTACTACTCCGTTATCTCTTATATCGAAGTCGCGAGAGAATAGCTCGGAAGCGACGCTCGCTAGGAAGCCGCCTTGATCCTTGTTTAGAGATCTCAATAGAGAAGGACGGAGCTTCTCGCGTAGATCCTCGAGCGAGTCGAGTTCTTCGCGGAACTTCTCTAGCTTCTTAGAAAGCTCGCTCTCCGCTTTTAAGAGATCGCGCTTTTCTCGAGCGATACGACGCTTATCGTATTTAGCGAAAGCTTCCTCCGTATATCCTTTGATCTTGTAAGGAGTTCCGTCTCCGTTTCCTCCGCAACCGAAGCAGACTCCGACTGTCATTCCTCCGCGATAGACGCCCGTTCCTCCGCAGCGGCCGCAGTCCTGAGATTCTTTCCACGTCGCGATTCCTGTCGAAGTCTCCTCGAAGCAAAAGGAGGATTTACTAGGAGCGACTTCTTCGCCGCAATTATTTAGATAGGTTTTCATTTGTCGTATTATTGAGATTAAAAAAAAAGTCCTCTCGCTCCGAAGAGCGAGAGGAGGATTAGGATTAGACTAGTTTAAGAACGTGAGAGTAGCGAGACTGAGACTTCTTAATGATCTTAGCGTGCCAAGCGTCTACGACGCTCTTCGACCACCCTGGATTGTTCTCTTCGAGGATCGCGTGAGGAGTCATTCCGCTATCGCGCTTAGCTTTATATTCTAAAGGAGAGATCTTCGAAGCGATTAGCTCCTTCTGGAACTTAGCTTTAGTGATCGGAACGTTACGATATTTAAAGCGAGCGACGATAAGCGTATCGTTAGCGAATACGTGAGAAGGATCTCCGTAGGTTAGGTACATGCCGTCCCAGATGAATTTTTCTTTAAGGAATGTGGATTCTGTATTTTGCATTTGTCGTATTATTTAGGTTTAGATTCGAGACGAAGCGCGCCCCGATGACTACACAGAGAAGGAGGAATGACACCTCGTCAAGGCTCTTTTCTCATTTTCTTCTCTTTTTATTAGTCCTCTAGCTACGACCAGTATCCTGTCGCGCTCTTAGTCCTAGTAGCTGGATTCTTCTTCGGCCTCTTAGTTTCCGCTTCCGCTAAGCTCTGATCTCTATCGATTCGAGCTATTCCGATAAACTTAGATAGAGCGCGAGCTAGGATCTCGCAGTCCCAGAGGTGGTCTCCTTTGCTACGCTTTAGCTTCTTAACTACTTTAATATGTCCGCTCCGATCCGTCTCCTTAGTCCAGTAAGTCGAGAAAAGCTGATCGTAGTATAACTTAGGAGTATCCGTAAAAGTAAAGAAGCCCGAGATCTGCTTAGACCTCAATCGAGCCATGTCCTCCTCGTAGATACTCTTATTAACGTGAAGATAGCGGATCTTCGATCTACCGCCTCGTCCTTTAGTATCTCCAGTAAAAGGATCCTTCATCTGGAGACGATACGGCTGGTCACCTTGCAAGTTCTTCCATCCTCGAGATCCAAACCAACGAGAGCGACGACGGAAGACTTCCTCGTAGACTTCGGAAGTTCTATCTCCAGCGCAGTCGATTATAGCCGCGTGACACTTGTGTTGGTCGTAAGCTAGATCTAGCTCCGAGAAAGAAGCGACTTGGCCGAAGTCTATTAGATAGTTAGTTCCGTCTCGATCGAATCCTCGGACGACATACCAGAAGGAATCCGTCTGCGTATCGACTCCCATTATCCGATACTCTCCTCGGAGATCTCCTCGCTCATAATCGAGTTCGAGTTCGTTCGCCTCCGCTTGGTCTTGGTTAGCCCAGTCGTCTTTCCAAGGCTCCGCTAGATTTCCTTGCACGAACTTACGAAGTCCGTGCGCGGATCCGCTTACCTGTAGCCAATTAACCATTAGAGAAGCGAACGTAATCGCGGGCGCATATATAGAGTTTAAATGATAGCTCCGATGCGACGGAGGAGCGTTTAGATTCGAAGCTCTCCAGACTCCGCTCTTAACCATCTTCGATTTGTGAGCGTCTAGAATATGTCCGTCGCAACACGGACACTGATATCGAGCTGTCGCGTAGATCCTCTCGAAGTCGTAGGTTCCGTCCTCGAGCTTCGCTTCCTCGTCGAAGGATATCGAATAGCGGATATTCCCGTCCTTATCTTTCTGGCGCCATGTAAACTCGATAGACTCGTCGCAGTGAGGACAGGGCATAAAATATCGTCTCTGATCTCCGTAGAGAAACTCCTCCCAGACTCCTCCTGTCTCTTCCTTCGGAGTGCTAGTCTGGATTATCTTATACTCGCGTCGTCCTTTGATTCGCTCTAGAGCGGCTAGTCGGATCTCTGGATCGATCTCGTCGATCTCGTCGAGGACCAGATAAGCGACTGGAGCGGACTTTACGTTATTCTCGGATCCTGCCCCCGCGAAGGTTAGAGTGCAAGATAAGAACTCCTGCCGCATATTAGTAATCTTATCATTATCGACTCTCCCAGTAGCTGCGCTAACAGGACACTGTTCTTTTAGAGGTTTGCAGTCGTCGATAAAAGGAAGCCATCGGCCCTTAGAGAAGTTCCGAGCGTTCTCCGCACTAGGCATAATCCAGAGCGTGTCCTTAGGGAACTCCGATAGGAGATATCCTATCCCAGCATACATCGTCGTCGTCTTGCTCGATTGAGACCCCCAGCAGAGAGTTATCTTATTAACAGTAGGATTAATAAGCGCGTTAAGTGGCTCCTCCGCATACGGGAAGATCTTTAAAGATCCAGGAAGCTCGGAGACGTTATCGCGGAGGACGCAGTTCTCGAAAGCCCAATCGACTGGTGACTTTAGTAGTCGCGGAGAGAATAAGCGATGCAGCTCTTTATTTAATAGTGAAGCCATTACGAGCGGAGAAGCCTTTTACATATCCCTTAAGATCCTTCTTTAGAGCAGTATTAAATTCCTTAACTTTTCCGTTAAAGGCTCCAGCGAAAGCGTTTATCCCTTTTCCTCTAGGATTAAGAGCGGATTCGGATTCGCTCTTAATAGTAATCGTCGATCCATACCTATCGCTCTTAATCTTCCCGCTTAACGCCTTACCGTGTCCTCGAGTTAGCTTAGACTTTATCGCCGCTCCTAATCCTCTAGTAGATTTTATAGGGATCCGTAGCTTCTTCATTATCTCTAAGAAGGACTTCTGAGAGGACGCTACTCTAGACTTCTTTAACTTTAGCATAGCAGTCTGTCGCTTCCTATACTCCGCTAGTGCTCTATTTATCTTCGTCTTTAGATTGCCCTTAATTATAGCCCCAGACGGATTCTTATCGCTTATCGCATTTAGCTTGAAGTCTCGACGAAGCTTTATCCAGTGGCCTCGCTTCATTGATTGAGACTGATAAATTAAAGATCCGTCTATCGCTTTTCTAATCTTATCTCCAGATGACGATACGAATCTAGTCGAGAGCGAGTAGCGGATAGATTCATCCATCGCTTTCTTATCCGCCTTCAGAGTCTTACGAGCTGCGCTATTTAGGATCTCTCCCGTCATGCTCTTTAGGACTTTCTCGTAACTAGCACCCGTTTTTTTCGTTAGAGTTCGCATCATGCGATCGAATCCCGTCGAGTCTATCTTTAGGTTAGTCTGCATATATAGTATATAAAATAAATCCCCTGACGAGCGTCACAACGGTAAACACGACTAAACCGACTCACATCTTAATAGCGAGATACTCGTCAGAGGAAAAGTTTTGCTATCTCACTAAAGACCCTATCGTCAAGTCCGTTCCGTATCGCGAGTTCCGCGATATTAGGATTAGATGGATTAGCCTGCGCTGCGACTTGTCGTGGAAGAGCGTCGAGTAATCTCCTAAGAGGAGTTAATAGCTTTATTAACTTCTCGGCCGCTTCAGACTCGGGGATTAAGTTATCCTTCTTCTGCTGTAACTCTAGCTCTCGGATCTGCGCCATAGCATTCTCTCGTCGCTCCTGAGCAGCGATAAGCTTCGCTTTAAGATCCGCGATATCGGCAGCAGTATATTCTCTTCCGTTAACAGCTATGCGTCCTCCTCCTTTTTCCTGCGAGTTAGCTCGATCTAAGGACCATAGTTTCCACGCTTCGATATCCTTCGTCTTCGGACATGTCTCCGAGTCCTTCCTCCACTTAGATAGAGTCTGAGGAGTAACTCCGATCTCTCCTGCGACTTCCTTCCACGTGTTCTTTTTCATATTAGATTTTCTAATTCTAGGAATCCTACCAATTAGTTATTCTTACTCAAAAAAGCTTTCGACAAAAAACTCGTGAAAACGCACAGGCTCGTCTGCAACTA